CTCCAATCTAGATATTATAATCAAAATGAAGAATCAGATTCTACTGCAATATAATATTTAAGACCCTTGTTTGTTTTAGATTCAAAGAGTGAAATTCCCCTAGAACTTAGAAATACTTCATAATCTCCAGGAATTAGTTTCATATTTGTATTCTTGATATAAGCAACAAAAGTTTCATTCGTTTCTCCTTCTACATCAAAGGATGCAGAATTTGAGGTAGGATCGTTTTTGTCTAAGACTGTAACTTTGATTTTTCTATCAGAAGAACTAAACATAATATCTTCAACAGATAAAACACCACATGCTTTATTTACATCCTTTAACGTATCTGACGACAAATTAAATTGAATATCAGCTTGTGCAATATTAATTCGTTTAGTTGCAGGGGTTACGATTCTAGCTGGATCAGTATATACATACTTAATTGAATTTCCATTTTGACTATAGATTTCTAGATAATTTTCAAAAAATTCTACTTCAGGATTGATACACAATGACAAACAACCAAGAAACTTTCTGAGGTCATAGATACCAAAAGTCTTATCAAAATTAGTGGGAACAATTGCTTCTGCTAAAATAGTTTTAGACTCTGGCATTGTTCTCAATTCATTCCCGGCATTAATAACAATTGAATTATTAATACCAGAAAAAGAATTTAAAACAGTTAAAGTATAATCATCAAGTTTAACTTTCATTATAAAAATTCTCCTGTTTTTATATTATATCACACATACCCTAAAAAAGGAACTTATTTTCTAATAAGTGAGGATATTTTTTTTCAACAAAATTCTTAGGAATTTTTCTCCAAGGAAGCCTCTTCTGAAATACATATTCCAGCAAGAATTTTGCTTCATCGACATGTAAAGCTTGTAACAGTTGTACTAACTTAGCTTTCTTCCGATTGATATCAATGGTAGTAAATTGTTCAGTATAGATATAAAGCTTTCTTGCTTCTCTATCTAATTTCGTATCAACGATACCTACTTTACCAGGATTAGGTTTCCATTTAATATCTGAATAGTCAGGGAAAGTAATGTTTTCATTAAATACTAAGGCTAAAATAACTTCTACAGAAGTTCTCATATTTTCTGAGAGGAATCTTTCTCGTCCCTCTTGATATTCATATGTCGAAGCTTCTTCAAGGATTGTAATAGGTGATTTCTTATAAGTTCTCATTTAAAATTCTCCATACATTAATAATAGTTTCAATGAATGTTCTGTTAAATAATTGAAAGCTTTTTCATGATTGCCTAATATTGGTTCATGATAGACTTCTATTATTTTATGTTCAAGATTTTTAGGAATTTCATCAAAGTCAATTAATTTTTTATTCCTTAACCAATTTTCATATGAACTATGTCCTAATTTATTTAGGTCAAAATTCTCTAATATATTCTTAGTTATTTTACGTTGTCTTTTATTTTCGCATACGAAAGTATCATCGTCTGATAATATATTAGGTATACCATCAGATACATCCCCTTTAATGATTTTGGTTAATAAAAAATTAACAGGATCTCCTTCTTGTAAGAACTTCCTAACAAGAGGAGAGTACTGATATACATTAGGATATTTGTACAATTGTACAAAGTCTTTGTCGTTTGAGACTATTAAAATATTTTCTTTTTTGTAAAAAGTTTTTGATAATACTGCAATGATATCATCAGCTTCGCAATGGTTGATTGCAATATACTTGTAAGGAAAGTTTTCTGCAATTTCTTCCTTTATAACTTTTAAAGTTTTGAAAATATTATTCCAATTATAATCAGACTTTGCTCTAATTTTTTTTCTGTTTTCTTTGTAGAAAGGAAATATATGCTTCCTCCAATAGTCACTAGTATCATCACAAAGTACTAGTTCACCATAGTCAGCACTGAATTTTGTTTTGATAGAACGAATTGAATTTAAAATTAAATGTCGAAGAAATCCGAGATCCAATTCATCGGATTTCTTGATGTTAAATTCTTGCATTATATTAGCTATAACGATTTGATTAAGATCAATTAAAATCATGATATTATATAGTTACTATTTTTATCTCTAAAGTTGGTACTCCTGGAAGGATTCGAACCTTCAGTCTTCGGCTTAGAAGGCCGTTGCTTTATCCATTAAGCTACAGGAGCAAAGATTCAGTGGATGACTATCCGTTTGTGCTGCTATACACCCGATAGCTAGGTACTAGCCTCTTGACTAGGTTTTTGCACCATCCACTATACCTTAGTTCGTCACTAAGGATTTACTGTTACGTCTAACAGCAACTTCTTGTAACTTTCATGGTCTACCCATCCTTCAGTAGTCCAGAACCCCCAAGTTCTACGGTATGGACCACGAATAACCAATGTCCAAACATCACCTTCTAGCGATTCAACATAGTGACTAGCTTCTGCTGTTCTGAACATTATACTACCAGCTTTTCGATGAGTTGTCAACTCTCCTGGTCGTTTTTCTTTATATGATCCGCTCAATACTACAGAGACAAAATCCCATGGGTGATCATGGAAAACAGTACTATCAGGCTTAGCGAAGTTATGAATGTAAATATTAAAAAATTTAAATTTATTGAAAAGTTTCCATCTGTAGAGATACTCTTCTTCTTCTTTTGACTGAATTAAACATTTAATAATTACCTTTTCAAATAAAATTTTGTTATTCAAAATTTTTAAAATAAATTTTTTCATAGCATTACATAGTCCTGAATGTATAAAAAGCAGTTGACAATTCATCGTCTGAAAATGATCCTGCAAAATCTAGATTAGTATCAATATTAAAATTATGCAATGTCACTCTAGGAAATGCACTTGGAGTATGTCCTACAATTTGTCTGACGTTTGGAATATCACTAATCATATTCCAGTCGCACCATAAAGTACCACCTACTTCTTGAGTTATAAATCCTCTATCATTCCCAGGCTGCAACCAAGGATGTTTCAATTGTGAATGCACATCATTGATAAATGCATTTTGCATTTCTTCTAATTTAGAAATTGGATTATATACAGGCCACCACTTGCGGTTGAATCCTGCATGACTTGCTACCCAATAGATATCTTTGATTTTTGTAATATCAAAATATTTAAATTTCTTCCAATCTTCTTCTGTTAGAATTTTATTGATTCTTTTATTCTTGTCAAAGGTGAATCCACACATATTACTATGATAGTAATTACATCTATATGCAATATCATGATTGCCCATCAAGAAAGTGTATTTTGGATTGTCTAAATTAACTCTCAGCCACTTTGCCATTTCTTCTGAAGTGCAGTGACCGTCCATTCCTTCTACAAAATAATCAAAATAATCTCCTAAGAAAACCACATGGTCAAATAAAGATTCATTCTTTTTTAAGAGATTTTTAAGTTTATTTAATTTAAGATGAACGTCACCAATATATAATTTCAACATCACTCACCCTCTAAATATTCTTCATACAATGCCGCAGATTTTGCATCCATAGCGCAAAAAACTTTATACTCTTTCTCAATCAAAGGATCAAGTAATACCTCTTCTAAAGCTTCTTGAACTGATACCCAAGGATCTTCAGGATTTAATCTTGCTCCTTTTTGATATTGGTATTCCCACCCATGGGATACAATGAAGTCAATTTCAAATGTAGTTTTACTCATAAAAATTTTCTATTATTTAAAATATTTTTCTTTCAGAATTTCTTTTTGTTTTTTCCTGCTAATAGTATTCTTTAATTTCATTTTGGACCTGATGACGGGCGACGCTCGTCGCCCGTGCAATCAGATTTCTCACTTTATTCTTTATCACGTCACCCTTAGAATGATTGCTTCTTTGTTCATCCTTCCTGTGGTTTTCGCAGGTTTGGTGGTCAAAGAATCCATTACTTTTCTGAGATATACTTTTCCACCATTGACAACTTCATGGACTACTTCATCAGGCTTACGCAATTTCTTAGTCATACTTTGATCTTCATCAAAGTTATGTATTGTAGTTCCTTTGATAGTGAATCCTCCATCTTTGGCTACCATCTTAGCCAAAGACCTATACTTAGTATTGTACACCCATACCTCTTTTGATCCAAGAACCTTTCTAGGATCAATAGATTTAATTTCAGTTTTTCCAATTTTAGTGCTGAGACAATATTGCAGCTTAGCTACTACTTTGTCTGGATTTACCGCACGCTTTTTACGTGGCTTCCGAGGTCTGATAGTCCTGGGAGACTTCACTTCGACCAGAAGACCGTTTACAAGATTATTTAGGAAGCTTACTAGCTTCTTTTTAGTTTTACCTAGATATGCATATGCTTCTACCATTTCTTCACCAGAAGAAGAAAGTTCTGCATATAAAGATTTAAATTTTTCTTTAATATTTTTCTGATTCTCTTCGCTCACTTTGTTTGTTTTGAAAAACAAAGGAACATCAACCTCTTTTACCTTACCACTGATGATATCATCAATGATGATATCTACCTTGGATAGTAGATCATTAGTCTCTGCAAGTTTAGCTTTCTCTTTTGCAAGATCAGCTAACTTTTTCTTTTCTTGTTTCTGCTTCTCGATCTCCATTCCCTCTTTCAGGAATTTGAGACGATATTCTTGCAATTTGATTCCATGTTTAGGTACACGAGTACCTAAACACCATATCCTAGCCAGAGCACCAGCAACAGCGAAGAATGAATCATCGATATGTGAGATAGCATCTGATTCTTTAGTGTTATCTACATAATCAAGAAACCATTGCTTCTTTTGACCCGACGAGACGGCATAGGTGTAATAATGCATTGCTTCTCGTAGGTATGTGGCGAGATTTTCGTCACTGGTGACCTGGGGCGGCATAGGCTCTCTGCCGTAAAGAGCCTCTTCGACTGAGGATAGCCGATCTTCGTGTTTCGTCTTCATGTTTTTATCTTATCTTAGAAGTTGTTTGTTGTCAAGAAAATTTTGAACTTTTTTTTATCCCATTGCTAACTGCTTAACCACACTAG